GTAATACAAGGACATGATGGAAGTATTACTGTTGCATATGATGATTTTAGAGATGACTTAATATTAGAACTTGAAAAAAGAATTTATAATAATATTAAAGTTGACTATGACCCTGATATGTTTGACATCTATGATTACATACCAGGACATAGTAGAAATACAGGAATAGAACAATCACAAATTAACGATTCAATGATTAGTGATTTTATTCAATGGATTCAATTAGTTGACGAAGATTATACAAACAATACATTTTTTGAAAGAGAAAACTCGTTTACATTTAATTATACAGGAGTGTTTGATCCGCAAGATAGACCGTTAAACGGTTGGTGGAGAGCAGTTTACAAATACGCTTTTGATACAGACCGTCCTCATACACATCCTTGGGAAATGCAAGGGTTTAGTATTAAACCAGATTGGTGGGAAGACCAATATGGGTCTGCACCTTACACAAGCAATAACCTATTAATGTGGGAAGATATTGAAAAAGGCATTGTGCGTTTTCCAGATACTCCAGGGGTAAGTGTTCCTAAATTTGCAAGGAATAATATAACAAATAATATACCAGTAGACGAAGACGGAAATCTACTAAGTCCAGTTTATAGTAGTTTTGTTAAAAGTTATAACACAACTGAGTTAAATCGTAATTTTGTTTTTGGAGATCATAGTCCAATTGAAACAGCTTGGAGGAAAGGTTCTGAATACCCATTTTCATTAATTACTGCTTTGGTTTTAAACCAGCCAGCAAGAACATTTGCGTCAATATTTGATAGAGTTAGACAGACAAAAAATTTATTAGGTCAAAGAAATTATCTTGGTCCTAATGAACATATTACTTTACAGAAACTTGTTTTTCCAAATGACGTTAATGAAACTAACAGAGTATTTACATCTGGTTTAATTAATTATGTTTACGATTATTTGGCAAGTAGTGTTACTACTACTTTTAATAATTATAAAAATCGTTTATCAACAATTAATAACCAACTTGGATTTAAAATTGGTGGTTTTACTACCAAAGATAAATTTAAACTAATATTAGATTCAAGAACACCTTTAAATAAAGGTAATGTTTTTGTACCAGAAGAAAACTATAATATTTTCTTAAACAAAAGTTCACCTGTAAAAAGTATTACATATAGCGGTGTAATTATAGAAAAACAAAGTTTTGGTTTTATTGTAAGAGGCTACGATCAAGTAGCGCCGTATTTTACATATAATCCTGCAATACCCTTACAAAATGATCCTCTTATTAATGTTGGAGGAATAAATGCAAGTTTTGTTGAATGGGATAGTAGAAAAACTTATGTTGCAGGTGCAATAGTACAGCATCAAAATAGTTTTTATAGAGTTGTAGAAACACACGACAGCGGTCAAGAATTTGACGAAACTAAATTTGTAAAAATTCCTGAATTACCAGTACAAGGCGGCCGCGAAGCGTATTTTAGAAAAGCATTTAAAAACAACTCAGAAAGATTGCCATACGGTACTGTGTTTAAAAATATACAAGATTTAGTTGACTTTTTATTAGGATACGGTTATTGGTTAGAAAAACAAGGTTTTGTATTTGATTTTTATTCAGCAAAAGACGAATTTGTTTCTAATTGGCAAACAAGTGCAAAAGAATTTATGTTTTGGACTACACAGAATTGGAATGCTGGTAGTGTAATTACATTAAGTCCGGGAGCATTTCAAATTAAATTTATTAGTGAATATTCTGTAGTTGATGATATTTACGATACATTTTATGGATATAGTTTATTAAAAGCTGACGGCAAAAAGTTACAACCAGAAAATGTTACGTTAACAAGAGAAAATCCAAAAGAATTTATTATTAAACCTAAAGCAACAGAAGACGGAATTTATTCTGTTCGCTTGTCGTTAGTACAAAAAGAACATGCTTTGATTATAGATAATAAAACAGTATTTGGCGATATTATTTACGATCAAGAACCTGGTTATAGACAACAAAGACTTAAAGTTTTAGGATATAGAACAGATAATTGGGACGGAAGTTTAAATATTCCTGGGTTTGTTTTTGATGACGCCAAAATAACTGAATGGAAACCATGGCAGGATTATGCAATTGGAGACCTTGTAAAGTATAAAGAATTTTATTATAGTGCAAAAAATAAAGTAACAGGAACAGAAGTATTTGTAGCTTCAGAATGGGTTAGGTTGTCTGAAAAACCCGAAATGGGTCTAATTCCAAACTTTGAATATAAAACTAATCAGTTTGCTGATTTTTATGACTTAGATACAGATAATTTTGATGTTGAACAACAAAAATTTGCACAGCATCTAATTGGATATCAAAACCGTGACTATTTGGCAAACATTATTAATGATGATGTTAGTCAGTACAAATTCTATCAAGGAATGATCCAAGATAAAGGTTCAAAGAACGCTCTTACTAAACTTTTTGATGTTCTTGGCAGTGCAGACAAAGACAGTTTAGAGTTTTATGAAGAATGGGCAATTAAACAAGGTCAATACGGTGCGGCACAAGGGTTTGAAGAAGTTGAATTTATTTTAGATGAAGATCAGTTTAAATTACAGCCTCAAAGTGTAGAGTTAGTAAATCAAATTCGAGGTGACGAAACAGACTTAGTTTATAGAATACGTCCGTTTGAAGTATTTTTACGTCCAACCGATTATGATCATAAACCGTTCCCAACAACATATGTTGATAAAACATATACAAAAAATAGCGGCTATGTTAATCCAGAAGACGTTGACTTTACAGTTTCAACATTTGATAATATTACAAACATTGATTATACTAAATTATCATATGGAGATATTGTTTGGGCAGGAAATGTTGGATTAGGATGGGATGTCTATCTGTATACAAGTGCAGACATTGTTTTAGAATCTGTAAGTGCAGAAAAAGAATTTGTATTTAAAACATTGCCTACAATGTTTAGCGAAGGCGACATTATTGGTATAGAATATACCGATGCTGAAGGAGTAGAGGTTAAAGAACTTGCAAAAGTTACTCAAGTTCTTAATAATAAAATTAAAGTTAATAATACATCTGCTCAAGAGTCAGAAACAATAACTAATCCGATTATTTCAAGGTTTATTAGTGTGCGTGTAAAAGACTTTGACGAAGCTTCTAAATTAGTCCAAACTTTTAAAACAAATATTGGAAAGATTTGGATTGATGAAGATTTAGATAAAAAATGGAGAGTTATAGAGCAGAAAGCCTCATTTGAAGAGCATCAAGTTATATCAAATACTGAGTCTGGATTACGTAATCAATATGGGATTTCAATAGACGCAAGTGATAATAATACACTTTTAGTAGTTGGCTCGCCAGATGACGATGACGGAAAAGTTTTTGTTTATGTTAGAGCTGGTAACTCAGGTGCTTACTCGCTAAATCAAGTTGTAGAACCAGAGTTAGGAATTGCAGATTCTAATCAAAAATTTGGAGCATCAGTTGCAGTTACTGATAATGGAAGATATTTAATAGTTGGTTCTCCTGAAGCATCAAATGTTCGTAGTACATTTAAAGGCGATTATGATAGCTCTCAAGATTATAGCCAATTTGATATTGTTACTTACAAAGATAATAATTGGCAAGCAACAAAAGACATCGAAGGCGCCGAAGTAAACATTAATTTTGGCAGTTTTGAATCAGTACCTGAAATATTAAGAGACTTGGGCCAAATAGAAAGTAACGCCGATATTAAACCTGCGCTACTCACAGGTGATTATCCTTTCACAAATATTAATACAGATCACTTTTTAATTAAAGCACCGTTTGATATGTATGAAGGGTCTGGAATTGGCGATACAGTAAAATTAGTTTGGAATAAATTAACCCAAGCAAACCAAGATATTGACACATTGCAAGAAGTTTTACCTTTTGCTGATCAAGTACCTGATTTAAGTGCTGAATTTTTAACTGCTGGACATATTATTTCTGAAAAAATTGATAGTATTCTTTATGTTGAAAATAGTAATACTATTCCATTAGTAGGTCAAATTGTAGAAACACAAACTGGATTTGGTGAAGTTTCTTATACGTTTAATGACGGTGCAAAAGCAACAATTTATATTAAAAATCAAAACGGTACATTTGGATTCTTTGGATCGTTAACTACAAGCATTGGTGAATTTGTTGGTGAGTATGTTACTGTTGCACCAAATGATACTGTAGCCGATGCAGACGAAAAATGGGGCGGTTACTGGAGAGTTGAAAAAGCACCTTATCTTGTAAGTTCTATAAATTCTGATGTAGGACGAGGTTTAGTTTACACTGATGTTATTCCGTCTGGTAATCCTGATCCAAATAGATTTTACTATAATATTTTAAATTATCAAACTGATATATCTTCAAGTTTAGATTCAATTCATAGTCAAATTACTACATTAAGTTATCGAGGTAATCCTGGCCCAGGCGGGGTAACAGATGACTTTGAATCGTCTTTATGGGTAGCAAGAGCACCTAAGCCGTTAACGGATGTGTTAAATGTAGTTGCTCCAGGAGATCAAAGTAATGATACTGTTGATTTCTTCTATAATGATTTGCCTAATTATAATACAGGTAATTTTAATAATCCAGAAGATATTGGTCTTGGCGTTGAGCAAATGAATAAAACGCACACAATATATGATGTGTGGGATGGATACATTGATTTTAGAATAACTAAAAACTTAGGCGGAATTCCAATTGAACCTAAAGTTGGACTTACTGTTAGAGATGTTACTAATCTTGGAACAGCCGAAGTTATGTTTTATCAAAGATTTGATACAAATAATGGTAGAATATATGTTAAAAATGTTACAGGTAACTGGGCAGTTGGTAATTTATTTGGCGAAAACAGAGAAATTGAGTTTTTAGCAGATGGTTCTGGAGATGCACTTTATGATCCAATTTCGGGATCTCGTGTTTTTGGTCAGATTGAACAAAGAGCATTTCCGTTAGATGAAGCAAATATTGGTAAACTTGTGGTGTTTGATAACTCTGCAACTATTAATGTTCAAGATGTTGATGCTGATGTAACCACAAAAGAAGACACTATTTTAGATAACGAATATTGGTTCTATAGAGAAGAAACAGTATTAGGTATTGCTCGTCCTGCAAACATTCCTACTATAGCCAATAACGATTGGGAATTAATTTATAACATTCCTGCATCTATTGACGGTGTGCAAAGTGGACTTACAAAAGAAGGAATGTTTTCTATCTACGAAAGAAAAGGTATTGGAGCATTTGTAAAACTTAATTCGTTTACAGTTACAGAACGCGGCAACAATCAATATTTAGGTAGTGAATTAAAAGTTTCAAATAATAACGAATTCTATAGACTAATTGTTAAACAAACAGGTGACGGAACAAATACAAATCCTGGCAGACTTTATATGTTTAACAATGGTGAATTTAACGGTATTGACTACGGCTGGGAATCAGCAAGAGATAAAAATTATAGAGGCCCATTTGACGATACAACATTATATTATCCACAAGAAATTGTTTATTATAATAACAAGTTATATCAGGCAGAGATACTAAATGGACCCGGAACATTTGATGTAAGAGATTGGAATGAATTAGATCAAAATGTTAATTACTTAGGATTTATTCCAAATAGATCAGCAAACATTGTAACAGATGCAGATCAAATTATTGAAGACGAAAATTTATTAGAATTTGCAAGAGCTTATGATATAAGCAAAGACGGTGAAGTAATTGTTATAACAACAACATACAATGAAAATGCTGAAAATACTGTAGAAATTTATCGTAATATAAATGGACTATTTTATAGAGATCAAACAATATTATCACCAAGTAAATTAACTCAATATGGAAGTAATATTGCATTAAGTAATGATGGAAAATTAATTGCAGTAGGCGCACCATACAATGATGATGAAGGATTAGACCATGGTACTGTTTATGTTTATAAACAACAAGATGGATCTTTCTTAGAGTCACAAAAACTTTATAGTCCAAAAGATGATAAAACAGAATTGTTTGGATGGTCAGTTGACTTTGATGGTGATAGACTTATTATTGGTTCTGCTAACGGAGATTCGTTAATTACAACTACTTTTGACGGAAGCAGTGTTGGAAATGAAAAACCAGTTACTACATTTGACAAAGAATTTACTACTTTTAAAAATATAACTCAAGATACAGGAAACATTAGAGTATATGAAAGACTAAATGACTATATGTTATATTCACAAACTATTGATTTTGATAGAGATAACGTTAGTTTATTTGGACGTAGTGTATTATTAAGAAAAAACCATGTTTATGCAGGACTACCAACATTTAAGTCAGGCATATATACTGGCGCAGTAGTTGATTATAGATTAGACGATAATACTACAATATGGGAAAATCTTCGTGTAACTAAAAATCCTGTAGATGTTAGCAAAATTAAACGTGCTGTATTATACAATACAAAAACAAATACTATTCTTCAGTATATTGATTATATAGATGTACTACAAGGAAAAATTGCAGGACCAGCAGAACAAGAGTTGACATATAAAACACCATATGATCCTGCAACATATAATACTGGTATTGCTCCAAATACTGACAAAACAAATAGCTGGGGAGAAGCCCAAGAAGGTCAACTATGGTGGGATTTAACAAATGCTAAGTTTAGAAATCCTTATCAAGGAAATGTAATCTTTAGTTCAAATAATTGGAATTCAAGTTTTTCAAATCAAAATTCTATCGATGTTTATGAATGGGTAAAATCAAAATATCTTCCAAGTGAATGGGATGAAAAATCTGGTACAAATGAAGGTTTGAAGCAAGGTATAACTGGCAAAACAAGATCAGGCGACGATGCTTATGTTCTTAAACGTGTATATGATACTGCATCAGGTACCTTTACTAATTATTATTATTACTGGGTAAGAAATAAAACTACATTACCTGCTATTGAAGATAGAAAAACAACTGCAAGAGATGTTGCAAGATTAATTAGAGACCCAGCAAATGAAGGCTATAAGTTTATTGCACTAATTACTGAAAATGAATTTGCCGTATTTAACTGCGAAAACATATTAAGTGATAGAGATATTGCATTAAGTATACAATATTGGACCATTGAAGATCAAAATATTAATATACATAATCAATATCAAATTATTACCGAAGGATTAGAGACAAGTCTTCCAAGTACTGACATTCAAAGAAAATGGTTTGATAGTTTAGTTGGCTACGATGAGAAAAATAGACAAGTACCTGCTCCGGAATTAAGTGCAAAAGAAAAATATGGTATTTTAAATAAACCAAGACAAGGATGGTTTATAAATAGAGAAGAAGCACTTAAAGAAACAATTGAAAGAATTAATAGTGTTTTAAAAGACAACCTAATTAGTGATGATAAAGATATTACTAATCTTACAGACATAGATCCAGAGCCAACTAAGTCATCTAAGGTCTGGGATAGAAGTGTAGATACAAAGATTGAATTACAATTTGTTGGTGTTGCTAAAGCAGAACAAGCAACACTGGAACCTGTTGTCGAAAACGGAAAAATTGTTCGTGTAAACATTACTAACGGCGGTCGAGGCTATTTGCAAGAACCAACAGTTACAGTTTTAGGAACAGGTAAAGATGCAGAAATTAAAACAGTAATTAACAATCAAGGCACTGTTACAGATGTTATTATTGAAAATGCTGGAACTAACTATGCACAAGATAATACAAGATTAGCAGTTAGACGTTATACGGTATTAGTTAAAGCAGACGAATCATTAAATAACAAATGGGCATTATACGAAAGAGATACTGTTGCTAAAGAATGGATTTTAGTTGAAAGTCAAGCATACGATGTAACTAAGTATTGGGATTATATTGACTGGTATGCTCCGGGGTACAATTCATTTACAAAAATTGATACAGTAATTGAACAATCATATGATTTAAGTAGACTAAATGATAGTATCGGTGATATTGTAAAAATACAAACAGTAGGTACAGGCGGCTGGCTACTGCTTGAAAAGATTAATAATCAAGAAGGCGAAGACTATTCAGTAAATTATAAAACTATTGGTAGAGAAAACGGTACTATACAATTTAAAGAAACTTTATATAATGTTGAAGATTCTAAAGTTGGATTTGACACTACTAATTATGATGCCTTAACTTTTGATAGTCTACCAACAACAGAAACAAGAATTATTTTAAACACTATTAAAGACAATGTCTTTATTGAAGAATTAGCATTAGAATATAATAAATTGTTTTTTGCAAGTTTGCGTTATGTTTTTGCAGAACAAAATTATGTTGATTGGGCATTTAAATCGTCGTTTATAAAAGCAAAACATAATGTTGGTGAATTAGAACAAAAAGTAAACTTCCAGAACGATAATCTTCCAAGTTATGAAGAATATATTAAAGAAGTTAAACCATTTAAGACTAAAATTAGAGAATATCTAAGCTCTTACGAAAGTACTGACGTTGCAGGAAATAATGTATCAGATTTTGATTTACCTGCAAGATACGTTTTAACATCAGACGGAATTGAACCATTAAGAGTTAAATCTTATAATACAGGAATTGTTGCAGACAATCCTGAAGAACTTGAAAATTATCCAAATAAAAACTGGATTGATAATTCTGGATATAAAGTTGTTAAAATTGAATTAGATGATCCAGGTCAAGGATATACATCACCACCTACTGTTACAATTGAAGGAAATAAAGGTGCAGTAGCAAAAGCGTCATTAGGTAAAAATGGTTCTATTAGCGGAATTCGAGTATTTGATCAAGGAGAAGGATATCTTGAGTCGCCAAAGATTACACTAAATGGTTCTATTTCTCCTGGAGGAAGAGAAGCAAGTGCATATGCTATTATAGGAAATAGTCCTGTAAGAAGTATAAAAACAATCATAAAATTTGATAGAGTATCTGGAACATATGAATTTGTAAATTTAGACACAATACAAAACTTTGTAGCATCTGGATCTATAATTACATTTGATTTAGATTGGCCTATGGATTTAAGAACAACAACTGTTCGTGTTTTTGAAAATGACGACGAAGTCCTTGCAAGACGTTATACATATTCTAACCAACTTGATAAATCTAAAGGATATGATAGATACTTGGGTCAATTAAAGTTTGTTGATCCACCAGTTGCAAATTCAAACATTAGAATTGAATATTCTAAAGATATAAATTTATTAAAAGCACAAGATCGTATTAATTTAGCATATCAACCAACTGGCGATAACTTTGGTAAAACATTAGGACAACTAATGGACGGCGTTGACTACGGCGGAGTTCAAGTAAGATCTTTTGATTTTGGCGGAACAACTGGCTGGAATACAGCACCGTGGATGACACAGGGTTGGGACGTATTTGACACTGCATTTGAAGATGAAATATTCTTATTTAAAACAGTAATAATAGAATTTGATTCGCCAATTAGTGTTAGACCTAATGAAGTACTAACACAAAACAATACACTTGCATCAGGTAAAGTAATTGGATCTACCGAAACAACTGTAACATTGCAAGCAGACTTTGATTCTAATTTTTCAACAGAAGATGAAATATATGGAGAAGATAGTACGCTAATTGGCGCAGATAGCTCTGTTAGAACACCAATTAATGTTAGTAATACATTACCTTTAAACACTCCGCTTGAAGAAGGAATAGAATATAATGTTTACAGAACAGCATATGATGCTAATGGGCAAGTCTTAACAAATTATAGAGTTGATGATTCTGAATGGGACGGCTCTACAGTAGGTACACAGGATAATCCGTATGCAAATATGCTACCAATACAAGGAAATCAAGAAACTGAACTTGATGTTAATGATTTAGGTTTAGATACTGAATTACAAACAGGAGAAGTAAGACTTGCAATAGTAATTCGTAAAGTTACTTCAGACGGATCGTTTATTCCTGATCCAGATAGTTTTGACACATCAATTGATGGCGGCAATTTAATATATGGAACAGCTACAGGATTAGATTCTGCAGATATTAATATTGACGGCGACGGATTTGTTACGCCAACAACATCTAAAGGTCCTGAAGAAATTGTTCCAGGACAAACATTAGACACTGTAGATATCCAAGTTTACGAAAAACCATCTGGTGGTAGTAGTCAAATTACTTGTAGAAATTATATTGGTAATGGAGTAAAATCTAATTTTGACATAGGAACACCAATAGGTCAATTTGCCAACTTGTTTGTTAAAGTTGATTACACAGTAATGAACACAAATGATTATACAGTAGACGTTGCAACTAATCAAGTAATTTTCTTTAATCCGCCTGCAGATAATTCAAGAATTAATATTATTAATCTTGGAGTTAGTGCAACAACAATTTTAGATATTGATACATTTATTGGTAACGGAACTACAATAGATTTCTTAACTAATGCAAGATTTGAAGATAATGCAAACGGATTAGTAACTGTAGATGGCGAAGTTGTAGACATAACTTTAGTCGAGTCCGATGACACATACGAAAATAGTGGTAATTTTGTAGTAAGATTTGCTACGCCGCCTAAAGATGGCGCAATTATACAAATGATGTTAGCAGTAGGCGGCGTTGAAATATTCCAGCAATACAGTACTGTAAATATTGATACATTTACTGCCGATGGAAGCACAACACAATACGAATTGTCTCAAGCACCATTTGAACAACAGCCAGAAAGTGCTTATGTGTTAGTTAAAGTAAACAATAAGATTTTAGATCCTGGTTACAGTCAAAAATTTGAAGTTACTACTGCACTAAGAGAATACCAATTAGATTTAACACAAATTCCAACTGCAACAGTTAACTCTTTTGACTTGGCAGTATACCTAAACGGTATTGAACTTGAGTATTTACAAAACTGGACATTTGAAGGCGCAGGATCGTTTAATCCAAATGTACCTCCTCAATCGCAGCCAGGTAGCACTGTTACACTTGCCGCAGGTATTGGCGAAGATGGTGATGAATTAACAGTATATGTTCTTACTTCGGGTGAATACAGAATGGGGTATTATGAACAAGATAATACATATGTTAAAACGCCAAAAGTATTAAACTTAGATAATGCATTTAGCGAAGATGATACTATTACAGTTTACCAATTTAGTAATCACGATAGTCAAGGTTTTGAAAGACAAAGTTTTGAAGTTACAGAAAAAACTGAAACTACACCTGGTACTAAATTATATTACGATTTTAAACTACTTGAAAAAGGCTATATTACATTACGTAAACCTGCAAGAGACGCAGAATATGTTTGGGTAGTTAAAAACGGCGATTTACTATCTCCAAGTGTTGATTATAGTATTACTTCAAATAGACGTTATGTTAAATTAGTTCAACAACCAAACGAAGGTGACAAACTACAAGTATTACATTTTTCTGATAATACAGTAGTTGATAAGTTTGGCTGGCGTCAGTTTAAAGACATTCTTAATAGAACTCATTATAAACGTCTTGAAGAAATTTATCATTTAGAAGAGCCATTAAATTGGTATGATAAGACAATTAAAGTTGTTGACGGTAACGGATTACCGGAGCCTGAAGTTGGAGCAAAATATCCAGGCGTTATCTTTATTGAGGGTGAGAGAATTGAATACTTTAGGAAAGTAGGTAACGAACTATTACAACTTCGCAGAGGAACACTTGGAACAGGTGTTAAAGATGTTTATGACGCTGGCACAATGCTTATGGAACAAGGTGTTGATACTACATTACCATACAAAGACGAAGAAGAAATAATTACAGTTACATCTTCTGGATTTAGTACTGGAAGCGACAGTTATGAAAACAGCCCAGGAATGGGCGTAACCAGTATTACATATGACTTTAATAATAATACGGCATTTCCATTAGGCGGACAAGTAACAACAGTTATTGGAACAGGATTTACAGATAGGGTAGAAATTTACGTTGGAACAACAAAATGCGAAGCAACATTTATTTCAGAAAATGAATTAACCTTTGTAACTCCTGCACTACCTGTTGGATCATATGACTTGATTGTTGTAAATCCGTTTACAACTGTACCTATTGATACTCCACAAACAAGTTTTGTTGTTCCTGGAGGTATTAAATATGTTCAAATTTTATTACCATTTGCACCTATTCCTAACCCAGCAAGTGCAACAGATTGGTATAAAGACACTATTCCAGAAGAATATTGGGAAGCACAGGATATTGAAGTTTTCGTAGCTGGTAGGCGTTTACGTAAAACTCCGATAAGTAAGTATAATTACGATGCACAAGATAGTCCAGAAGGGGACATAATCTTAGAGGCAGAGTATGCTGTAAATAAAAATATAGGAGCATATGTGCGTTTAACAACTCCACCACCAGAAGGGACAACAGTAACTATTATTAGAAAGATCGGTACAACATGGTCTGACAGAGGAACTACTATAGCAAATAGCGATTCTAACATTGCTAAGTTCTTACGTGCTAAGACAACTGAGCTACCACGATAAATAGTATAGCAGGAAAATAAAATGGCAGACAAATTTAAAGATTTTAATGGAACACTGATACAAGGTCATATTAAGATAACTGACCCAGAATCAGGAAAAGTTATTGTAGATAAGCGTAATGCTATCCACTACGAAAACATGAGTATTTCGTTAGCTGAATCATTAGCTAATAATGGTAGCGGCTGGATATACGAAATGAGCTTTGGTAATGGAGGAACATCAGTGGATCCTACAGGTATTATTACGTACCTTACTCCTAACAGTACTGGAACAAATGCAAGTTTGTATAATCAAACTTATACAAAAGTTGTAGATGACAGAAGTGTTAACAATATTGATCCAATTAGAAATAAAATTGAAACAAGACACATTAGCGGTACTAACTACACAGATATTGTTGTTACTTGTTTATTAGACTACGGAGAGCCAGCAGGTCAAGATGCATTTGATAATGCAACTGACGAAGCAAGTTCATTTATTTTTGATGAACTGGGATTAAGGGCTTATTCAACACAAGGTACAGGACGTCTGCTTACACATGTTATTTTCCATCCTGTGCAAAAATCATTGAATAGATTAATCCAAGTAGATTATACCGTAAGAATTCAATCATTATCAGGTTTTAACGAGGTTTAATAAATGCCATATACTATTCCATATACAGATGAAGCAAACAATGGTACTATTACTGTAATTGATAATACTATTGATCAAAGTACTTCAATTAAATTTCCTGGTAAAAACGTAACATCATATGGTAGTGCTATTGCTGAAAACTTCCTGCATATGCTTGAAAACTTTGCAAGTGCAACAGAACCTCCAAGAGCAACAGAAGGTCAGTTATGGTATAATACTACTCCGGGAGCAGAACAACTTAAAGTATATGACGGAACAGTTTGGGTTCCAGCAGGCGGTTTAAATAGAGCTCCGACAGCACCAGATGTTGCATTTTCTCAAACTGGTGATCTTTGGGTTGACACAGATAATCAGCAACTTTATTTAAACTCAGGTTCTGGTTGGGTACTTGTTGGTCCTACATTTAGTGATGGTTTAGCAACAGGTGCAACACCTCTAACATTAACAGGTGTTGATAATCAGGATTATACAGTTTTACAGGTAGAAGTTGAAGCACAACCTGTAGCAATTATTTCTGCAGATACCTTTACACCTAAAGTAGTTATACCAGGATTTACAGTTATTAATCCAGGTATAAATTTATCCACAAGAGATTTTACAGGAGAAGGCGGATCTCCTAAATTTTATGGCACAGCAGAAAAAGCAGAAAACTTAATTGTTAATAATACTCCTGTTGACGCTGGTAACTTTTTACGTGGTGATGTAAGTAGTACTACGCTATTTCCTGTAACAGTACAAAATAATACAGGTTTAATTATTGGTACAGATGCGGCACTAAACGTAGGTGTTGACGGCCAAGCTGGTGTTATTAGACACCAAATTGAAGGCTCTAATATTGACTTACAAGTTAAAAATTCTGGTTCAACTCGTACAGTTTTGCGTGTTGATTCTAATTTGCGTGTAGGTATTAACAATCTTGCTCCAGACGAAGCACTTGATGTTATTGGAAATATTCAAACAGATTCAGACTTATTTGTAAATGGCACTACACAGAGTTCTACAATTAATACAGGAAGTGTTATTGTTAAAGGCGGCGTAGGTATTGCAAGAAATTTAAATGTTGGCGGCAATACACAAGTATTAGGAATTACTACATTAGGACCAACAATTCCAGATGGCAATAACACAAGAGATTTAGGAGCACCTGCTTCTAAATGGCGTAACATTTATTCAACTACATTTATTGGTAACTTAACTGGTAATGTTAACGGTACTGTATCAGGTATTGCAGGTTCAGCAAATAAATTAACATCTGCAAGTTCGTTTAGAATTGCAGGTGACGTTGCAACAACAGAAGATGTAGTATTTGACGGACAAACCGGCGGATCGTTAAAAACATTCCAAACAATTATTTCAAATGAGATTGTTTCTGGTAAGGATGAAACGTTTGAATCTCAAATTGACGACGAATTACTTATTAACAGAACTACAGGTAATACTGGATTATATAAAATTTCAAGACGTAACTTATTAGATTCAGTGCCAACTAATCCGCCAGGGGTTGTATTGCCATATGCAGGTTCAGCAGTTCCACAGGGTTGGTTACTATGTGACGGAAGTGAAGTAAGAATTTCAGAATACGGATTACTATTTGAAGCTATTGGATATTCTTTTGGAGCTCGTGCTACAATTACAGCAGGATTTTTTAAAGTCCCAGACTTAAGAGGTAGATTGCCTCTTGGTGCAGATAACATGGGTGGCCAAAGTGCAGATACTGTTACCGCAGATTATGCAGACGGTGTTGGACAGATTGGCGGATCAGAAACAGAAAATATTGCAGTTGAAAATTTACCAGAACACAAGCATGATATGAGAGGCGACAGCGGCGATCAGTACTATGGCATTAGAGATATTAGCGGCACACCAAATGATAACGAAGCTATCGTTTATGACGCACCTAATGCAAGCGGCAACGGCCAGGCTCTACCAAACAGTGGTGGTATTTTAACTGATGCAGAAGAATTAGGTATTCCGTTGAATATTATGAATCCAACATTAACGATGAATTATATTATTTGGACAGGCAGGGTATAATCAATGAGCTATAAATTAAATAAAACTGATGGCGAACTTTTAGTAGAATTAGCAGATGGTATCATTGATAATTCCACTACTGACATAACGTTAGTTGGTAAAAATTATAAAGGTTTTGGCGAGTTTATAAACGAAAACTTTATTAAAATGGTAGAAAATTTTGCCGGAACTAATACTCCAGGCAAACCATTAGTAGGTCAATTATGGTATGATACTGGCCAAGCACGATTGAAATTATATGATGGAAGTACTTTTAGAACTGCTGGCGGACCAATAGTATCAAATACTCAACCAGATATGGTTGCAGGTGATATTTGGATTGACAACGAAAACAATAAAATGTATTTCTTTGACGGTACAGATTTAGTACTTGTAGGTCCTGAATATGATGCGGCACAAGGACAAACTGGATTTGAAGTAGCATCAGTTATTGATATTTCAGCACGTGAACGTGTTGTTCTTAAAATATGGATTGGTGGTACATTATTTGGTGTAATTACAAAAGAAGAATTTTTACTTGCAGGTGAAAACAAAATACCTGGATTTCCTGATGATGAAGATGATATTGTTATACCAAAAAGACAAAAGTACAGTCAAGGATTTAATTTAGTAGATTCAAATTTTTGGTATAGAGGAACAGCTTCAGAAGCAAGATCTCTTGTTGATACAGACGGAACTGCATACTCATCAGCTGACTTTTTACCTACAGGCGAAAATGGTGAGACAACTGGTTCTATAAAAATTAAAAATAGTGCAGGTTTAAGTATTGGTATTGCTGATACTGAATATATGACACTTAAAATTGTAGGTACAACTACTACACTTGAAACACAACAAAGTGGAACTGATGTTGCTATTAGAACAAGAAGCGGAAACCAGTTTACTGATGCTTTAAAAATTGATGCAATTAATAGTCGTATGGGCATTTTTAAAAGTGAGCCAGAATATACACTTGATGTTGCAGGAACAATGCACACATCGTCAAGTGTAATAATTGATGGCGACTTAACAGTAAACGGTGATGCCACATATGTTAATGTACAAAACTTACAAGTTGAAGATATTAATATTGAATTAGGAGTGTCAGACGGTTCAATAGAGAATGATGCAGGAGTAGACGGCGCAGGCATTATTATTAAATCATCAGAAGGAGACAAGACGTTTGTTTACGATAATAGTACAACGTCATTTGATTCAAATTTAAATTTTAATCTTGAAGCTGGAAATGAGTTTAGAATTAATGATACACTTATAGCAAGTTCTACTGAATTAGGATCAGGTATAACATTAGCAAGTGGTCTTTCACAAATTGGCACATTAGTTAATCTTAATGTAGACAACATTAACTTAGATGGAAATACTATTAGTACATCAGTTACTGGTCTAACATTTGATTTATCTGGTCCAATGAACGTATCAAATACACAAATTAAAGATGTTAATGATCCAACAGATCCACAAGATTCTGCAACTAAGGCATATGTTGATAGGGTTGTTGACTCAGAACCTGTAGTAATGGCATTAGATACTACTGGATTAGCATCTCCAAGTGCTGGAAATCCTTATACAGATGTAATTGGTATTTTAGAGACACTTTTCCCAGCATCAGAGAAAGAAGAAAATACTGTTGCAAGAATTCATTGTACATCATATACAGGTGTTGAAGTTACAGGTATTGATGTACAATCTGCTATGAGTAAAAGCTATTTGTCAGTGCTGACAGACGATTCAACAGCACAGTCGGTAGTACAAGACGTTAACTTTAGTCCAGTTGATGCACTTGCAAATTTAACACCATCCAGACAAACTATGACATTTAGGGTAACAGGTGGTGTTTGGTCTTGGATCGGAACAGCGTAATATTTACAAAAGCGATAAATATTAAATATAACAGGGGTTAGAACAGATGGCATATACTATCGACAGATACAATAGAACGGTCTTAACAGTAGTTGAGGACGGGACATTAGACCAGACTACTGACATTAAATTAGTTGGTAAAAACTATGCTGGTTACGGTGAAATACAAAATGAAAATTTTGTTTTCTTATTAGAAAATTTTGCAGGATCAACAGCACCACCTAAAGCAATTAGCGGTCAAGTTTGGTTTGATACAAGTACAAGTAAACTTAAATTCTTTGACGGCACAAAATGGCGTACTACAGGCGGCGCAGAAGTCCTTAACACTGCACCATCGGGCTTAACACAAGGCGACTTTTGGTGGGATACTACAAACGAGCAATTATATGCATATAATGGTTCAGACTTTGTTCTTGTAGGTCCACAAGATGCTGGCGACGGCGTAACTCAAATGCAGTCAAGAACTGTTCGTGACACAAACGATATAAATCACCCTGTTATTGTTTCTGTTATCAACGATACTGTTGTTCATATTATTTCTAATGAAACGTTTACTATTGATAGTTCGGATGCAGAGAACAGAATTCCTGGATTTACTCTTGTTAAAAAAGGTATTACATTAATTAATACTTCTGCTACTACTGGTGTTACATCTACAGATCATATATTCTGGGGAACAGCATCTAACGCTAAAAAACTTAACGGAATTGACGCAGACAAATATGTTGTTTCGTCAGTTGGTTCGCCTACAGTATTTTCAGAAATTGTAGAATTTTCCGATAACGGTTTTGCAGTTGGTGATGCAAACGATTTACGTGTGTTTGTTGACAATGATAATGAAGTTAAAATTGAAAATACAGCTACAAAAATTTTCCTTAGAGCACTTACTTTAAATACTGATGATGCTAACAGACCGTCAGATACTCCAGGATCTTTAGTTGTTAAATCAAATAGTTTTGAACCTGGATTTACTGGTGACGGAGCAACAATAGCAACAATGGACTTAGGTGCAGAAACTGCTCAATTTAATAGAGTGTATGCAAGTAACTTTATAGGTACTTCAGAAAAAGCAACTGCTCTTGTTGTTAACGGTGATTCACGAACAGGTGACACTGCAATTTCTGCAAATACTGTAGCAGTTCGCGATGCAAGTGGCGATTTACGTGCAAACTTGTTTAGAGGTACTGCATTAACTGCAAAATTTGCTGACTTAGCAGAAAAATATACAACTCCAGGTGATTTAACTCCAGGAACTGTTGTATCAGTTTGCGAGCACGAAGATCATGAAGTTGATGTTGCAAATGTAGGAAACATTGCAATGGGCGTTGTTTCAACACAACCTGCACTTATTATGAATGAAGATTTAGACGGACAGTCAATTGCACTTAAAGGGCGTGTTCCTGTACGTGTATTAGGCGCAGTTAAGAAAGGTGATGCAGTATACGTTGACAAAGATGGTTGTGCAAGCACAGCAATTAACGGTGGAAGCATTGTAGGTGTAGCATTAGAATCAAACGACAACGAATCAGAAAAATTAGTTGAATGCGTATTAAAGGTATAAATACTTGAAGTATAAATGTACGCATATTATAAGGAACACAAATTATGGCAGTTAACGTAGGTGATGCAATTACCGCCGCTCAATATAACGGTTTACAAAGTAGAATTGAACAAGTTTTAGGAAACGGATCTGGTAATTTTGGTTATGGTCAAGCTGTAACCAGTTCACAAGTCGCTAACCCATCCTCGCCAGGCGCCGGAGACGGTGATTCAGTCACAGCACAACAGATGATTGACTTAAGAATAGATATGAATAAAGCCTGGACACACCAAACTGGTCAAAATATTCCAGTAAAAAATATTGCTCAAGGTGATGTTATTGGTGCTGATCAAACAGGCGATGATTTAATTTTTGCAACAGACGGCAGTTATACATTTGATAATCCTGATATTACAGGCGGATTTAATGATTATCTATCTAAAATGGACGAGCTTGAATTAAATAGATTTGATATTGACGACGGTGAAGACGACATATCGGATATTGCAACAAGTACTCGTACAAGTTCGTGGAATGGTAATATCAACTGTACTTTTACTTGTACATTTACAGATGCTGATCATAGACGACACTTTTTTAACTCTGGCGGACAAATAAGAATATCTACTACAGGATCAAACGGAAGTGGTTCTAAAGATTCTGACTGGATTACAATGATTACTAACCCTGGTCAAATACAATTTGGATATAACTATACTACATTATCAGGTTCGACTTCTGGTGTTACATTAACTTCAGATGGAAATTATGATTTATCTGGAACTGGATTTACTGAAATAATGGTAAAAGAAGGCCAGGCAGCAGTTTATTCTGAAAATAGATATCGTGTTGAAGTTCGTCAACCAGACGGCGACAACGGAGCCAGACTCCAATTTAGAGTTCAACTTGAAGACAACGATACTGGTGACAGACCAAATCCAAGTCCACCGTCACCATTTGGTCCATTAGAAGATGAAGATGTCACTGCTGACATTACAGTTACTATTGGAACAAGAAGAGCATTTGGAAGTAATGTTCAAGTTGCAAATCCTTCTATTGCAGTAACAGATCAACTTTAAATATCTCTTGACATAGCCTACCTATTCATGTATAATATACAAAAGAATAGAGGTTTCTTATGGACGAAAGATTAAGTAAAGCATTAGACTTTTCTAACTACATGGTAACGCTAAACAATCAAAAGCGTGTACTAAAAGAACGTTATCGTGAACAAACTGTTTTCTATCATCAAGGCGGACAGTTTACAATTACTAAAGAATTAATTACATTTGTCAACATGTTAGTTGAAAGAGATAATTCTGAAGATATTGTATTAATTGACGATAATGAAACTCCGATTATGATTAAGAACTTAGAAGAATTTTTAAGTGATCTTGTTGACAGTTATTTTTCTGCGGCAAATGAATATCATGCAGAGTATACAAAATTAAAAACAAATCGAAGTGTAGAGAAGTTAGTAGAGTATGAGTAAAGGTGTATTATTATTTGCTCGTAATAATGCACAGATTGATTATTGCAAGCAAGCATATTTTCTTGCAAAACGTATACGCAAATACTTAAATTTGCCTACTACTATTGTAACAGATAGTACAGCATTTTTATTGTCTGAATATCCGGATGCAACAGATGTATTTGATAATATTGTTAGTATTGTTTGGAAAGAAGAGGATTTAAAAAATAATACAACTTTATCAAAGACAGAAAAGCATGGGATTAGAACTTTTAATGATGGCACATTAATTGAGAAAAAGTTAGAGTTTAAAAATGAAACACGAACACTTGCATATGATATCTCTCCATATGACGAAACATTAATTTTAGATACAGATGTTGTAATTTGCAATGACATTTTTACTAAGTGCTTTGATCAAGAACACAACTTTTTAATTTATAAAACTTCATATGATCTTGCACAACAAGATCGATCTAATGTTTTTGAAAGAATTTCAGATACAAGTGTAGATTTTTACTGGGCAACTTGTGTCTTTTTTAGAAAGACAAAAGAAAATAAAATTTTCTTTGATCTGCTTCAACATATACAAGAAAATTGGACACACTATAATAACATATTCCAAATTAATACTCCGTATTATAGAAATGATTATAGTTTTGCAATCGCTATTCATATTATGAACGGATACCAAAAAGGCGACTTTGCAAAACCAATGCCGGGTACATTATATTATACAACAGATAAAAGTATATTATGGACATTAAATGATACTTCTATGTTGCTGTTATTAGAAAAACAAGAACATAAAGGAGAATATACCCCAATGCGTGTTAAAAACGCCAATGTTCACGTTATGAATAAATTTAGTTTAAATAGGTGCATAGATGAAATTACCGAATAGAGGCTTTTTAGTATATGCATCAGGCGAAACATATGTAAAGCAAGCATATTTGTGTGCATTAAGTCTTAAAGCCAGCGGAAATCAATATCCTATAAGTATTGTTTCTAACGATAATATCTCAGACACTTATAAAAAGGTGTTTGATAAGGTAATTGACATTCCTTGGTATAAGAAAACTAACAGCAGATTTCAAGTAGAAAATCGTTGGAAGTTGTATCACGTAAGTCCTTATGAAGAAACCATAGTTTTAGACACTGATATTCTTGTACAACAAGACTTAGAGCACTTTTGGTCTTTAATGGAAAACTATGATCTTTACTATCCAACCAGAGTTTTTACATATAGACAAGAATTAGTTACCAGTAATTTCTATCGCAAGGCATTTGTTGCAAATAATTTACCAAATGTATATAATACTTTACATTTCTTTAAAAAATGCGATAAAAGTAAACAATACTTTACATGGGTAGAACTTATTTCAAATAACTGGGAGTTATTTTACGGTAATTTCTGTAAAAACTTTTATCCTAAAATGCCAAGTATGGATGTTACTTGTGCTATTGCCGCAAAAATTTTAGATATTGATACAGAAATAACCAATGCTAAACACGATATGCCATTAATAGTACATATGAAACCTGCCATTCAAGGATGGAAAAATAGTGTTTCTGAATGGCAAAGCAGAGTTGGCGTTTATGTTTCTAATGATTTAAAGTTAAAAATTGGTAATCATTTACAAGATTCAATTTTTCATTACACTGAAAACAATTTTGTTACTGATGATATAATAAGGAAGTATGAAAAATGTCTGACAGAGTAGCTTATGTAGTTTTTAATAAAGAAAACGGAAAAATAATTAGTATATCAAATATAGTTACTAAAGAAGATACTTATATTACTGTACCTTTGTCAGATGTTATGTCTTTAAAGAAAGGTATAGAACCATTAAGTAACTATAGTGTTCAGTATAATCCTAAAACAAAGGAATTAGAACTGCAAAGTAAATATGAACACTTTTTAGATTCGATATCAGTTAAAGATTTTATATACGAAATACCAGAAAATGAAATTGACGATGCTGATATACAGTTAGTACAAGACATACCAAATACTTGTTGGAAAATTAAAGTAGGAAATCAGCTTAAAAAGAATATTAGAGCAAAAGGTGTTAATTTAAATTCTTCAATATTGTTTAGTGTAACAGCTAAAGGTGATCCTAACATACTTTATAAAACTCTTTCTGTCCATGTCGGCCAAGCAATGAGCGATAACTATTATGTAGTACCGTTTAGTATGCCTTTTGAAACAGAAAAACAGGTATTAAGTGTTTATACTGCAAGAAAGTTTGACACTTACAGTTTAACAAGGATATTTAATGAGCAAGATTAGAGTTGTTGACCAAGATATAGTTTTTTTAAGTTATGATGAACCTAACGCAGAAAAGAACTATGCTGATTTGTGTCAAAAAGTTCCTTGGGCTAAACGTGTACATGGTGTACACGGAAGTGATGCCGCACACAAAGCGTGTGCAGACATAAGTGAAACTGAATATTTTGTTACTGTAGACGCAGACAATATTATTAATCCTGAGTTTTTAAATCAGGAGATAGATTTAGATGAATTAGGCGTTACACCTGAGCATGTTTTTAGTTGGTGTGGCAAAGTACATGTTAATGGACTAATGTACGGCAACGGCGGACTTAAAATGTGGACACGTAAATTTGTTCACAACATGAAAACGCACGAAGCAAGTGAAGATGGCGACGATAAAGGACAAGTGGAGTTTTGTTTTGATGACAAGTATTACCAGTTTAACGAGAACTACAGCGTTTCTTATACTAATGCGACACCTTGGCAGGCTTGGCGGGCGGGTTTTCGTGAAGGTGTTAAGATGTGTTTGGATCAAGGGACTAAAGTAGAAGATCTTCGCAAAACTTGGTGGCAAAACTTTGACCGTTTGCGTATTTGGTGCTCAGTAGGTGCAGATGTAGAACACGGACTTTGGAGCATTTTAGGTGCTCGTCAAGGATTATATAAAACAATGTGTACTGATTGGAACCATGCAGAAGTAAGAGACTTTAAATGGTTAAATGATTATTGGTCAAACAACGTTGAAGGCATTAATGACATCAATAACGAAATTAAAGAGTTAGGCGATAAACTTAGAGAATCTTTAGGCATAGAAATTGGAGAGTTAGACGCAGAGTCGAGTCATTTTTTTAAGTCAATTTATAGAAATACTCCTCGTGTAGTTAGGACTTATAAATGAATAACGAATTAATTAAAATTAAAAACATTTTGCCAATTACAGATAAAGAAATAAGTCCTACATTCTGTATGGCTAAATGGCATCACACAACAATATATTTACAAACAGGCGAAACGCATTCGTGTTATCATCCTGCACCTCATCCTATTCCTTTAGAAGAGATTGCAGATAACCCAAGTGCATTACATAATACAAAAGAGAAAAAAGATCAACGCAGGCAAATGATAGAAGGCCAAAAGCCTACTGGTTGTAACTATTGCTGGAAAATTGAAGCAATGGGTAAAGACTATGTAAGTGATAGACATATTAAAACAGCGAGTATATATACTCCTGAAAGATTAACTGAGATTAAAGAAAACGGATTTAATTATGATATCAACCCTGAATATATTGAAATATCTTTCTCGAATGAATGTAACTTTAAGTGCGGTTACTGTCACCCGAAAGCCTCCAGCAGATACTGGAACGAAATCAAACAACACGGTCCTTACGAAAAAAGCACCGACCACAGACAAGACATAGATTGGTTTAAAGTATATCAACGTGAAGAAGACAACCCCTATGTAGATGCCTGGTGGAAATGGTGGCCTGAAGTAAGCAAGACACTTAACATTTTGCGTATTACAGGAGGTGAACCTCTTATGCACAAAAGCACATGGGAGCTTTTTGAACGGTTAGATAATGATCCTAAGCCGCATATTCAAATAGAACTTAATAGTAATTTAGGTGTCAAACATAAATTAGTACAAAAACTTACTGATACAGTAAGACGTTTAAAAGACGAAAATAAAATTCGTAGTTTTAAATTGTATACAAGTATTGACACTTGGACAAAACGTGCAGAATATACACGCACAGGTTTAGATATTGGTCTTTGGGAAAAGAATTTAGATTATTATTTGTCTAATACAGGTTGGCCAGTAACATTTATGATTACTTTTAATTTGTTTAGTGTAACAAGTTTTGATACATTGCTTGCTAAGATTTTAGAATGGCGTAAGAAATATAACGGAGATAAAAATGAAACACAATGGCAACGTGTAAGATTTGATACTCCGCATTTAAAAGAGCCTACAATTTATGATATGAATATTCTTCCAAAAGAGGAATATATGCCATATATGCATAAACATTTGCAATTTATTAAAGATAATGTAAATGATTCTGATCGTACTAAATTTACATCTTTAGAATACGAAAAATTTAAAAGAGTTGTTGATTACATGGAGTCGACACATTATGAAGAATCTAATTTAAAATTAGCAAGAAAAAATTTTTATAATTGGTTTACAGAACATGATCGTAGACGTAACACTAATTTGATAGACACATTTCCAGAATTAGAAAATTTTTGGAAATTAACACAGGAAGAACTATGAGTAAAACAGTATTAGTAACCGGCGGAGCAGGATTTATTGCACATCATTTGATAGATAAAATTCTATCAGAAACTGATTGGAGAATTGTTACATTAGACAGATTAGATTACAGCGGCAACTTAAATAGGTTGCATGAAGTAATGATGACATATCCAGAACAAGAACGTAAACGTGTTCGCATAGTACATCATGATTTAAAGGCAGAACTAAATCCGCAAATTCGTGCAATGATAGGCAAAGTAGATCTTATTGCTCACTTAGCCGCAGGATCACACGTTGATCGCAGTATTTCATATCCAATGGAATTTGTGTTAGATAATGTAGTTGGAACAACAAATTTGTTAGACTATGCTCGAAACTTAGATAGTTTAGATATGTTTGCCTACTTTAGTACAGATGAAATTTTTGGCCCTGCACCGGCCGGTATTAGTTATAAAGAGAATGATAGATATAATAGCACAAATCCTTATAGTGCTACAAAAGCGGCAGGCAACGAATTAGTTGTTGCTTACGAAAACACTTACGGCCTACCTGCTATTATTACACATACTATGAATGTATTTGGTGAAAGACAAAATGCAGAAAAGTATATTCCTATGTGTATTAAACGAGTAAGAGATAACGAATTAGTAACAGTGCATTCAAACGCAGAAAAAACAGTTGCAGGAAGTCGACATTATATTCATGCAAAAGATGTTGCAGATGCATTATTATTTTTATACCAGTATGATTTAAGCAAGTTAAAGCCAGACGAAACAGGAGCTAAGTGTCAAAAGTTTAATATTGTAGGTAGTACAGAAATTAACAATCTTGAACTTGCACAGTTTATTGCAGATACACAAGGTAAGCCTTTAAATTATGAAATGGTCGATTTCCATAGCAGTCGTCCGGGGCATGATTTACGTTATGCACTTGATGGAACAAAGATGGCAGATATGGGATGGAAGCCAAGTAGTGCATTTGATAAACTTGAAAAAGTAATTCATTGGACTTTAGATAATAATAGGTGGCTGGTTAATGGTTAATGTGTGCAGTCTGGAAACACAATTTAAAGATTTTTCTAAAAAAAAGCCTTTTAATTATTGTGTTATAGACAACTTTTTAGATCAAACAGTTGCTGATAAGGTAGCACAAGAATTTCCTAATTTTAATTCTAAAAGTTATAACGGTAATTATGATAACGAAATTGAATTAAAGAAGACATGTAATGTTTGGGATAAATTTTTGCCTAATACTTATAAATTATTACACGAATTAAATTCTCCTGAATTTATTAAAATTATTTCAGAACTTACAGGATGCAATGATTTATATTCTGATCCAGGATTACATGGCGGTGGTTGGCATACACATCCTGCAGGCGGAAAGTTAAATCCTCATTTAGATTATAGTATACATCCAAAGTTAGGACTACAAAGAAAATTTAATTTGTTAATTTATCTAACACCTGATTGGCAAGAAGAATGGGGCGGACACTTTGGACTTTGGGATAAAGACAAAAATTTAAAAGAAAAAATTGCTCCTTTATTTAATAGAGCAATCTTTTTTGATACTACGCAGGATAGCTGGCATGGCCTTGCAACAGAAGTTAATTGCCCAGTTGATAAAACACGTAATAGTATTGCAGTATATTATCTAACACATCCTGATAAAGATGCAGACAAAAGACAGCGAGCATTATTTTTGCCAACAGATGCTCAAAAAAATGATAAAACAATATTAGACTTAATTGAACGTAGAAGTAAAGTTACTGGTACTAATGTTGAGGAATGGGTAAGGAAATGAATTTTATTTTTGAAGATCTTTCACAAAAATTAAATGTACAAAATTGTAAAGATGTTAATCCGTCTACAATTAAAAGATTTCCAGCAAGTCCTCTTATTGGCACACTTGCAAGATATAAAACTTTAAAATGGAAATTTAATAATTTTTCTCCAGGAGAAGTTGTTTTTGATACATTTAACAACAGAAAAAAATATAAAAAATATGTAATTCCGGTTGGAGTAACACATGCTCCTTGGGACTGGTGTGGGTTTAAAGATTTAGATAAATTATATGATAGATCAATGGTAGATCGTTATACTATTTTTTATTATCTGCATCCTAAAATTTTAGGTGCAATGAGAAAACAAAAAGCCTTTTTATTATTAGATCAGTCTCACGAAGGATATCATACTGACTGGTTGTTTGATTGGTTTCATGATGCATGTAAAAAATACAATTTGCCACCATCACAAATTATATATGTTACGGGTAATATGGCAGTTGAAGCACAATATAAAGAATATTGTAATTTAAACAATATTACAGAACAAATGTGTGTAATTCCTAATATTCAATTTGAATCCTTTATACAAGATAGTGCTAAAAAACAACAAGATGTATTACCAACAGTTGATGATCATATTGAATACAAGTCTGCTAATTTAGACAATATCAAAACATATAACTGTTTTCAAAAAAGAAATAGACCACATCGTATTTGGATGTTTCATAAGTTAGTAGAAAATAATTTGTTAGATGATGGCATAAACAGTATGAATTTTTTTGTTCGAGGAAATTCTCATTATGAAGGCAAGGTTCTTACAGTTGATGAGTATAATAAATTAGCGCCTTTACTTCCAATGTATCCAAGAAAAGATTTAAACGATCTAAAAAGAAAAGAATTTGAAGGGCCTATGGGAGGACTTTTTGAAAGAGATTTGTATCATCAAGAAACACGAGATAGTTGGATAAGTGTTGTAAGCGAAGCATCTTTTGCTGAGAATACCTGTTTTATTAGTGAAAAAAGTTTTAAACCTGTTGCGGCTCGACATCCGTTTATAACATACGGAAATAAACATAGTCTTAAATATTTACATGAATTAGGATACAAAACATTTAGCGATTATTTTGACGAAAGTTACGACGAACTCGATACATGGGATAGATTAGAAGCAATTATTAAATTAATCAAAGAAATAAAAGAAATGCCAAACGATAAAAAATTAACATGGTTTAAATCAATGAAACCGGTATTAGACTATAATTATGAAGTACTTATTGATAATACAACTAAAAAACTTCCATCGTCGGTTTTAAAAATACAAGATCACGTAGGAGACTAACATGTATTTTAAATATATAGATAAAATAAACAAAGATTTAAAACGTACAAAAAAAGCAGTTATTAGTTTAGGTTGTTCTTTTGTTGAAGGACAAGGAGCAGTTGATCAAGACTTGTATGAAAGTTACGATTGGCATATGGATAAAACAGGTATTCCTATGGCTCCAAAACTTGATAGTAATGCTAAGAAACAATTAGTTAAAGATTATCCAGAGCTTGAACTTAAAGGAGATCAGATTGATTGGACAAACATGGAATATAAAAATTCTTTTGTAAATGTTTTATGTAAAAAATATTTAAAGAAAGAATATACGCCAATTAATTTTGGCTTAAGAGGAAGAGGAAATAGAGCATCAATTAGATCTTTATATCTTTGGCCTGATATTGATTGGCATCATGCTAAAGAAATTATAGTAATTTATATGCCAAGCGGACAAGAAAGATTTGATCTTGCAAATGATGAGTTTAATGAACATGGACAATTTCATTGTATGTGGCCACATTATAGGGATCAACCTTCGGGCTCTAAAAGAACTCTATGGCAAGGTTATGCTGAAGCAGTATATTCTGAAAAGTCTGCTGTTTTAGAACAAATTGGAAATGTTATTGAGTTAAAAAATTGGTGTATAGCGAATGATGCAAAATTAATTATTACTCCAGGGTTTGATAAAAATTATACAAAAGAAAAATTTAATTTAATCCTACAAGATTACAGTGTTCGAGACGGAGGACAAAATATAACTTATTATCAGTCAGCCTCTGATAGTAAAGCCGCTGTAGAAAAATTAAAAGCTAATCGTCACGAAGGTCATTTAGAAACACTTAAAAAACTTGTAGATCAATGGCCTTGGGATAAAATGTTCTATCCTGATGGTTGCGAAACTTTTATGGATCTGTGTTTAAAGAAAGAAGGCATCTTTAATAAAGGTTTTTGGGATTATAACGGTAAAGGAACAAAGAATCATTGGGTAACAGTTTGTTGCCATCCAAGTGCAAAAGCACACGATTTGTATGCAAAATTACTTGGAGAACATATTAATGCATGAATGGCCGCAAGCCCCTGTAGAGGTTCCTGAGTATTATACTGATAAAGAGCTGTTAACTTATAAATGGTTAACGTTGTTTGATCACGATAACCCTAATGTCCTTACTAATAAATTTTCGTCAGGTGACACATACGAATTGTTTCAACAAAATCTACAAACACAGCCTGAAGATTGGCACTATAGAACTAAAAAAGTTGAATACATAGTAAATTCTAAAGGATACCGAGCACCAGAATTTGATAATATACCTTGGAGAGATTCTATAGTTGTATTTGGGTGTTCAATGACTGCTGGTATTGGAGTAGCAGAAGATGAAACAATTACTCACTATCTAAGTAAAAAAGCAGATCGGCCTGTTATTAATTTAGGTGTTCCAGGCGCGGCATTAGACTTTACATTAACTAATAATTATCTATTAAGAAAAAATTATCCTAAGCCGTGGGCAGTTATTAATTTGTTTACAAATACACACCGACTAACACGTTACAAAAAAATGCATCCAGAGTTTTTAGGATTATGGTCTAAAGATGATCCGTATTGGTCTGGATTTTTTGAAAACGAATATAATCCTATTATGTCAGCAATGTTCAAGATAGATCAAATTAAATGGATGTGGAGTAGTACAAAAACTTTTAATGCATCGTATTTTGATGATGCGGCATACTACGGAAAATGCCACAAATTAGAGTTTGGTAATACTGCAAGAGATTTAACACATTGCGGCCGTCTTGACAATAAAAGAAATGCTTCTTTAATTTGGTCATACTTACGAAACACTTGACAAAAATAAGGAAAGATGTTAAAGTAGTAAAATGTACGATATTGTCTTTATTAGTTATGGCGAAGCATATGCAGAAGATAATTGGAATTTGCTAAAAAGTAAGTTTCCAACAGCAAAACGTGTTGACGGCGTAAAAGGTATACACCAAGCACACATTAAAGCGGCTAAAAAATGTTTTACTAAAATGTTTTGGGTTGTTGATGCTGACGCACAATTAGTAAACGACTTTAACTTTGACTATGAAGTAGACGAATATAATTTAGAAACTGTGCATGTTTGGCGTAGTATTAACCCTATTAACAATTTAGAATACGGTTATGGTGGAGTAAAATTACTTCCACGCAAACTTACTATCAATATGGATTTAAGTAAACCTGATATGACTACAAGCATATCAGATAAATTTTGTGCTGTAAATCAAATATCAAATATTACTGCTTTTAATGCAGATCCGTACAGTACATGGCGCAGTGCATTTAGAGAATGTGCTAAACTATCAAGCAAAACGATACAAGGACAAGTAAATGAAGAAACAGACGCAAGGCTTAACACATGGACTACAGTCAGCAATGGAAACTTTGGTGAATATGCGATACGAGGTGCTCGGGCTGGTATGGAGTTTGGCATTTCTAACAGCGATAATCTTCAGTTAATTAACGATTACGATTGGCTATATGAACAATTTCGAAAACATACCATGGAATAATATAACAAAGTTTGGTCAAAAAACTTTATTAGATACTGACTTGTTTACAGTATCTTGGATTCTTGCGAGATTTTGTAACTATAATTGTAGTTACTGCTGGCCTTATGCAAGATCAAGTACTCCTGATCATCAAGATTTAGAATTATATAAACGATCTCTTACTGAAATAAAAATGCAAGCAAGAGAAAACGGATTTAATAACTTTCATTTCAGTTTCAGCGGAGGTGAGCCAACAGCCTATAAATACTTTGGGGAGCTCATAGAGCATTACTGTAGTGATACAGCACCTGAATATCAAAGTATACATATGACTACTAACCTAAGTCCAGGAAGTAAATGGTGGAACAAATGGTTAGAAACAACTAAGACTCTGCAACGCAGAAGTATAACTGCAAGTTACCATGCAGAGTTTGCTAACGAGCAAGAGTTTGGAGACAAATGCTTGCAATTAATGAAAGGAGGAACCTATGTTACAATCAATCAAGTTATGGTTCCTGAAATTTTTGAAGATCTTTACGAAAGGCTTGAACGATTTGCCGCCAGAGGTATTAACGTCACTCTCAAGCCACAGTCCGATCCTACCGCCAGCTACGTGGTACATGGATACACTGATGAACAAATACAAAAAATGCGAACCGGATTCCCACAACAAGTCGGAAAAGTCCAAGTCGCCCAAGTTGCGCTCTACGACGATAAAGGAATAGAGTACGAATTAGATCAAGCAGAACGTTTTAATGCGTTTGGCTTTAATAAGTTTCAAGGGTGGACTTGCAATGCAGGTTACCAAGGAATAGTTATACGTGAAAACGAAGTAAAACGTAGTTACAGTTGTCACGAAGAACCTTTGGGTACATTATCTGAAGGATTTGAAATATTTAAAGAGCCCCAAGCATGTGTTACACCAAGTTGTGTAAGTTCAGCAGACAGTAAACTACCAAAGGTAAAAGAAAATGTTAAAATTAGTTAATGACGATTGGACATTAGGTTATGTAAAAGACGATCCAGTACGTCCTCATTTGCCAATGCATTGGCGGACAGTAAACGGTAGAGAAGTTTACTGTTTAATAGACGACGAAGAGTTTGTTGCTCGTGCAGTTGTTTGTGTTGCATATACTAACGGTGTTGTTATTACAGAAGAAGAACTAAACAACACTGATAATCCTAATACAGCAATGTTTTATACTGTATGGAGTTATGATAAAGGTGCCGGCAGAGAAATTATTTTTAGTACAGCAGAAAAAATACAACAAGAAAAGCCTCACATCAAAAGATTTTGCACACTAAGTCCGTTAACTGAAATGGCAGAAAAGTTTCATTTGCGTAATGGTGCAAAATTTTTACGTAAAGGCAAAACCTGTCAAAATTTTGAATATAAATTATGAAAATTGAAATAGAAGATATATTGTTTTGGATGGACGCTATCCGCGATAGCGAAGATAGGTATCGTACATTAGAAAGTTTTTGGAAAGGCCAAATAAAAAGTAAAGTCTGGCTTACAGAAGCA